AGCCAAAGGATCTTAGTAGATGGGTGGCGGCTGGAGGATGCTATGGAGACTACTAGATACTATCGCAATACAAAAGACAAAAAAAATTAGATTAGCTTTTTTTATCTGGTAGAAGTGTAAATTCAAAATCCAAAAAAATACAAATTTGAAACTTGATGGAAATATATGGTATATATAAAAGCAAAGAGAAATGACTGACTACAAAGCACTTTACGAACAGCAACTGGAGGAGAACAAGAAGCTCAAAGAACAGAATGACGAACTTGAAGACGAAGTTCTTGGATGTAGGGATTCTTATACACTGGAGAGAGAATCACCATATCTACGATACAAAGGTGAAGATTATGAAGATGAAGATGGTGATCCCCTCAAACCTTCAGATGTAATCAACAAAGAGTGGTTCTGTGAAAAAATCGTAGAAGCTCTTGGTGGGGAAGAGCGTTTTGAACCCTATGAGGAAGATATCAAACTTCGTGATATTCTTGAGAAGGTCTTAACATACAGAGAACAAAGGGACGAATTCAGAGAGGACAATCAGAAACTCATACAGATTATCGCAGATGTCAACAACTACATTGAAGAGAGCCTTGATGAAAATTTTGAGGGTCTGGCTACAGACTTGGCTGAAGTAACAGACTTTCCCGAGCTGATTCAAGAGCTCGTTGAATTGGCGAACGAAGGTATGGAAGAGTATACGAAGGTATCAAAGGAGAATCAAGAGCTGAGGAAAGAAGTGGAAGAACGAGACAAATTACTGAAGAAGGTGCTTGGCGACAATGGCTACATGGGGAGGCTTCTTGACGAGAGAGATAAGCTTATGGAGGTATTAGGCGAAATATCCAAGGAGGAGTATGAAATTACAGAAGAAAATATCATCCGAGATTATGGAGATGAGTCAGAACAAGCAAAAAAGTATGGGTTCGGGATGTATAATCCTGAGTATGTAAAAGCTCTCAAAGAAAAACAAACAGAGCCATCATCAGATTGTTCGGAAGAAGAAGAAGAACCAATAAATTCAGATGATGAAACTCAGTAAAGGTCTTCAGGTTCAGGTTCAGGTGAAGCTTCTGTAGTAGATTTAGATTTAGTCTTAGTTAATTTTTTTTGTTCTTCTTCATCTTCACTATCTGATAATACTTTTCTATCACATGAAAGTAATCCAAAGCAAATAGATATTTTTTTACATCGGCTCTTGAATAATACGAGAAGCACAGAGGCTATCGCAGAGGCTGAAATAGTAATAATATTACTGTAATCGTTCGCCGTCCATTCGGTTGAGTTTTGTTGAAAAGACATCTTTTTTACACCTTTTGATTGATTGTATACCATCTATAAATTTATTTTTACTTTTCATTTACTTTTGATTTTTGATGTAAAAAGTTATCAAAAAGATGTCTTTTTACTTCTTTGGTGGATTCAATATATTAGTTAATACAACTGAATTATTTTTTATCTGCTTAGTGATTTTATAGATAACACAGCAAGAGTCATCTACTCTTGATTCAGACCCATCAGCATCTACGATAGATGTTTTAATATTCTGTATTGTTCTTGGAATTGTATTTGTAAATATAGTAGAATCTGTAGCACCAGTATAGAAATCACCATAACCTGAGGACTTATCTACTACGGCAATCACAGGGAGAGATGATGTTCCTTCTCTTCCACCTATATACATCGGATTTAGTAAATCACTTTTTATCAGATAGATTGGAGATAACATCTTACGAGGTAGATTATCTGCTATGATACTTGTAGATTTAGCACCCACCTCAGTAACTGCTGGATACGATTGAAATCCTGGGAATGCCTCATAAGAGAGTGAAGCGTAAGGATTCCAGTGAGTAGCACCTGAACCATTCTTACTATCATATCTCCAAGAAGGATAATTTACTTCTAATGTATTGAATACAGATAATCCAGATGTTCCTAATTTCACGAATGTTTGGAGGTCTTCGGTTTTTATTAGAGCATTTGTAGTTGGTGTAGCTGTATTCAATCCTGTATTATTAAATCTCTGTAATCGTGAACCCTTATTATGAAACTGAGAATATGTAAATCCTAATAGTTCCCATAGTGATTGTCCCCAGTTCTTTTCATCACAACCATAATCTTCTATAAATATTCCACTCTGAGCATCCATTATAGTATAAGGAGTTATAGAATTATCTTTTTCAGCAATTGTAGTTGAGGCATTATATTCACCAGCTGAATATATCTTGAAAACATTATTGTATGGTGTAAAGTTAGGACTATAATTTAATCTACTTAATCTCTTATTTATCTTATAACACGCGGAGTTAGCACCTGCTACATCCGTTGAACCTTCTATCTCTTCAGCATTTGTTCCTTTCAGTTCAGCCGTATGAAGATTTTGGAAAGAGAATCTTGATGAATCGCCAGAGAAAGATAATGTAGGTTGATTTGCTCCACAATATATCTCATTAAATAATCTCGCAAATGAAGGAGCATCGGGACAGGGACCATATCTTGGAGGGTCATCTGCTATACTGTGTTTGAACCATCCATCATAATTAGGTTGATTCGTCACTACTTTATACATAGTAGGTAAATCAGGAAATGGAGTATTAGATCCTGATGACATATTAGTAGTTGTCTTCGCCCAAGAATTAGCGACATTAGGATAATCTACTCCTGAAGCACTGTATGGTGCTCCCCATAATGAAGCATATCCATTTGTCAGTAAGATAGCACAAGTCCCGTAAGCATTGAAATGTTTATCAAACCCTATACATCTAGGTAACATTTCAGTATCAGTAGGGTTAGTCTTCCAAATATCAGGTATTGTCCCAGACTGATATTTTTCAACAGATAATCCTATGTAATAAACTTTTTCTCCTGGATTTAAATTATATTTTTTAGCAAATCCATAGGTTAATGTTTCGTATGGGTCTGCTCCTTTACCTTCACCACCAATGATATCTTTTCTTGCTGGATTATAGTCAAAAAATACTGCTCCTGCTTTATGATTATATGTCACCACATCACTCGCATTACTATAATTATCACTTCCAAGACCAGCAGATGTTAAAATCATATGTTGTGGAACGAGCGAAGCATTATCACTATAATCATTACTTATATAAATATAGTTATTAATGTAATCTACTTTTGTCACAAATGTATCTTTTGGAAGAAATCTCTCTGTTGGTGTATCACGTTGAGAATCAATTATTCTCATACCTCTTACAACAGTATTGATTTCATCAGCACGGATTTCAATATATGCTCCCAGTGTGGTTCTAGTCGCAGATACATAAGTCACAAAAAGGTCATCTATCTCCTGCTCTAGTGTCCCCTCCTGACTACCATCATTCATGTGTAAAAATCTCATCTTATCAGGAGATACATCCGCTTTATTTGCCTCTGTCACATTTATTAATGCTTGTTGGGATGCTGACATACCATCCCAGTCAAACAATTCAGGATACAATTCTTGCGATTCAATGAAGTTCTTCAGTTTTATAAGATTTTCTTCCGTCCACGGTATTCCAGTCAAAATAGTTGATTTATTTGCTGAATAGTATGGATTTGTAAGAGGCATTCTCATAATGTATGTTAAGAAACTACCATCTATCGTAGTTCTTTCAAAATCTTCATCTTTCATTAACTCTCTACCATACTCTTGGATTTCAGGTCGTAAATATCCTACTGTTGAATAACAAGAGTCAAAATACATCGCAAGATCTTCATTAGACATATTCCAGTAATACAAATGACCTGCTCCAGGATTACGTATTAATTCAGTCCCAGGATTTGCTGTTATTTCTTTATTCATTTTCACCCAAGTTCCTGTCTCTCCAGATACTCTATTATCTCTTATTCCACAGATTTCAGCACCTACTAACTGATTTAATAATGTATAAATCTGATTTGTATCGGTTCTTTTAGCATACTTAAATTTCCATCCCACCTTCACTTGTCCGTTCTCCCACATATGTCCTGCCGTATATGTAGTTCCTTCAAAGGTTCCACCATTCTCTCCAAGATTGAAGAGATTTTGTTCGGGAGCTATATCTCCATCACCACTTCCTCCAAAGAACATAGGAACATTAAAATCATCACTATATGTATCATTAAACCAAAGTTCACCAGCATTACGGATGAACCACGCATTAGAACACGGAAAGGTCTCAAATGTATTAGATTGTGCTTGGAGATTTAAATTATTTTGTTTTATCTGTCCGTCTTTTCTTGTATTTGTATCAGGATCATTATCCTCACCCAGTGATACATTTACTATCTCATTAATATCATTCATCTTATTTGTTATCTGTGTAGCCACATTCGCAGGAGAGTTAAACCCTTTACTCACTTCATATTTCACTGTTTTACGATACCATATAAAATCCATTAGGGCAGGGTCTCTTTCACCTTGAAGTGTAAATCCTGTCTTTTCACCTTCAGGAGTATAGTTCTTAAAAGATTTCCTCACAAATAATGTATACCTCCTTCCATCATTAGATATCTCAGTTCTATCTTGACCTATAGTTGTCTCATTTGTCTCATAACCATATCCATTCGCAGGATTACCAAATGTTCTTACGAAACTATAATCAGTTCCTAGTCTGTATGGATTTGGTGAATGGACTGCTCCAGTCTTTGATGTATTAGAGGCATTCCAGTCCTGAGCTCCATCCCACCATGCCCTACGGTCATCTGCTCCCCACGCTCGTGGTAATGATATATAGTTATCACCCTGAGCACATTTATAGTATGAATGAGTTAAATATAGAGCATCATCAGTTATTTGATGAGTATTTTCACTCGCATTATATTCCCAAGAATAATTTCCTTCAGTTGTCTGTAATTTATAGGTAGATGAACCATTGTTCTTCTGTCCTTCTAATTTAGTTAATGTAGTGGTCTTCGTTGTATATGATTGTCTCTCTCCTAAGTTATTAATAGCTATCCTACCTTTAATCTCTATAGTTGAGTCTTCATTACCTATTTCAGAGATATATGCTGAATGAACTGATATCTCATCTCCAATATCTAGCTTTATTCCCGAACCTAAATCATTCGTCCATGATGATTTACCCAAATCGCTTCCTCCCAAGTATTCTGCTGAAGATTTCCTGTTTGCTTGTAGTAAGATTGTATCGGTATAAGGAGGGGCTTCCATATAGTATTAATATATAGATATAAAAAAGAAATTAAAAAGATATCTTTATCTAGGCAAAAAAGACTTCCATTTTCCCATCTTGGAGTTGAGCTACACGGATAATTTCCAAGTAGGTTCTGAGAGTAGCAGAGTTATCAGATCCAGCCTTAGAGTTAGGTAGAGGATCCCAAGTATTGTATAGTTCAATACCTCTGCTGTTAATTCTTTCATTACGACTGAGCTTGTATGCCTGATAGAAGAATCTACCAGCAATCCCGTGATGGTCGTCCTTCTGTCCGTATCCTTCAAAGGTGCCTCCCGTAATACCTTGTCCTTCAAAGTTATACTCTTCGCGATTAATGAACGGAACCATACCCTCTGCCTGAGTTAGATAGTGGAACTGCTGAGCAGAGTTATCTACATCTACAGGATATAGGAAGTGATCGTTGTATTTAACATTTGATGTAAGAACACCATAGTATCTAGATGCTTCTGTTCCATTCGTTAAATCTCTGCCTAGAGACATAGAGTGATATTGTCCTAGAATAGAGTTTTTCTTAACATTAGCATTATCATCAGAGAGTGTAGTAAATACCTTCGTAACTAGACGACCAGCACCACCTACATTGACAATGAGCTGACCTGTGGAAACTGCCGTAGCAGGTGTATCATTATCAGCAGGGATATCAATAGTTCTCTTAGCAAGTCTGTAATCAGCAAATGTAAATGATAGATTCTTATTCTGCTGAGCGTATTGTTCCATCATTTCCTGAGGGAAATACTGATAATCAGCAATGAGTTCAGTAGCAGTTTGGTCTATCGTGAAGTCTGGAGATGTTGCTGAACCAGAAGAAGGTAGACATAGACGGTCACTAGTAGAAGTGCTGAAGAATAGTTCAATAGTTACAGGTTCAGTCATCATAAAGAGAGGGAGCTGATTCTGCGATAGGAATGGAAATAAATCCTGTAGTGAAAGAGTAAATTCGGGACCATAGGTAGCATTCGTTTTACAGAAATCATGATCATTTAGAGCAAGACCCTGAGTTCTTGTAGATGCTACTTGGAGACCCAAATCAAGACCAACTCTCTGAGCTTTATTAACAAGGTCATCAGGATCACCACCCCAATCATTAGCACCATCATCTTCATAATAATATGGTTTATGAGCTAGACGACGACCAGTAGTATAGGTTTCTCTCTGCTTCTGATGTTCGTTAGCAAGGAACATAGACTTGTATCCCATATAGTGATTAAAATCATCAATCTCACAGAGAGTCTTCGTGCCTACACGGAGGGCACATCGCTGAATTAGAGAATAAATACCTACACCCACAGGAAGGAAACCAACATCAGATTTAGCACTTAGTCTCAAAACAATCTTAGAATTTGAATGTAGGATACCTTTATTCTGAAACTGAAAGCGACAGAACTTGTCCGAATGAACGACAGGATCTAGCACATCTGTTTCAATATCAATAGCAGTGTTAGTAGGAATCTGTCCTATCTTTACAAGGTCAGGAACTGCTCCCATATTGGCTGGAGAAGGCTGTTGTGTCATCATTTGTGACTGGTCGGATGAAGTAGCATAAGACATATTTTATAATGATATTATATAATATTAATAAAAATTTATTTTTAAAAAAAGTATTTATCTTTTACTTTAACGGACAACGGAGATACCGTCACCGCTAAAAGCCAGCGTTTGCTTTGAATGAACAAAGAGATAGAAAGCTTGAGGATTATCTTTAGTAAGGTCACATTCCATATTCATACCCCAATTGACACTACTGAAGTCAACTCCTTGTCCCGATACTACATCGTATGCGACTCCTAGACCTGCGACTGAACCTCCATCTACCTTGAAATTAACTACAAGTGGGTCTCCCGTAGTATATTTAGTATTGAGAGGTGATATTTGAGTTCTCCGTAGTTTAGAGAACTGAGTCACAGCATTAAGATACTGCTGTGTAATTTCAGAATCAGCCACATCAGAATTAGCATTCGCAGTGTTAGTTGAATCTTTCTGAACTGTATCAATATTATATTCTAGAGGGAAGCGTTCTCCTCCACGAGTGAAGAACAACTGCTTAATTTTAGCAGGACTTTGGGACGCATCACCATTAACAGGGAAGTTATTAGATAGACCATTTTCACCTCTGTTGTTAATCTTATCAGCAGATATCATATTACCGAATACACCAAGAACTCTTGATAGACCGAGGTTGAAATTTACAATCGCATTCGTAGAGTTAAATGTTGTGAAGTATGATGAAATAGAATTGTATTCAAAGGTAGAAGCAGGAGGCATCTGTCCTTGAGGATCCATAACTTCACAAGATAGACTTAAATTACTCAATTGATAGAAAGCATTCTTAACATCATCAGATGTAGGACTACCACTTTCATCAAAGAGAACATTAGAGTCTGGAGCAAGCTGAATTTCTACGAGGAGTCCTCCGACTCCCCCAGCACCATTCGCCATAAGAGGAATTGGATTCTGTCCTGAGAAAAGACCACAAGGGAGATTTATTGCGAAAGAGTTCCCACCCTTCTTGTTATCTGTAGCATTTACAGTTGGATTTGAGACTACTGTATGTTGTCCGTTCGCCCAGTTAGGAGCTACAAGAGCTGTTTCAGAAAGATGTCCTGCCGTATCTTGTTCTGATGATGTAACAGGTAGATATGAACTCATAAATCTTGGGAAATGTTTGATTTCTTCAATTACTTGATGAGTTGACTGAGATTTTATAGTAAGTGAATCAATGATTGAATAAATACCGAGTTGTTCAGACATACGAAGAGGAGAAGTAGAAATAGTAGCATCATCCTTGAAAACAGAGAATTTACCTACAAGTCTGACAGATTGTCCGACAAGCAGGCGACCCTGTTCACCTATTATGAACTGAATAAGAGGATTTCCATCTTTGTAAGATATCTTTCCAGTGGAAGTGTGATTACTCGGAGTTACTTGTAGATTGTGGCGAGAAGACATTTTATTATGATATAATATAATATTAATAAAAAAATAATTTTAAAAAAGATATCTTTTATACTTCAAGGGAAATCATATCACCCTTGACAACAATACGCCTTAAATGTCCTACAAAACAATTCCATAGTTTCGGTTTACTGGGACCAGTTGTTTCCTGATACTCTACTTGAAGGTTAAAATCTTTCCCGCGAGCATCGTATACTCCTGATGCGAGACTGAGTGCTCTGCCGATGAACCAGTTCTCCTGATATTTTGTAAATGATAGAGGGTCTATATTCGCCATACGAAGAGATTTCTCATTTTCAATCAGTAGCTGTTGATTCAGTGCGAGTTTATCCTCATTTACTGAGATACGAGATAGAGGAATTTTTCTATTAGGATTGAGTTTCCCATTATAAATCCATTGCGCCGATGTAGCGTGATCTGCGATTCCTACAAGACCACTGCGAGTAGAGTTATTGTATGAATAATCACCACCACCAGTATCTCTAGCAAGATTATTTACCTGATAAGTAGTATCCGAAAATACACTCTGTTTTGTAGTGTAAGGAGTAGCATCCGTAGGGATTGCGAGGATTGATTTACATCTGCTGTTCTGAATAGGGAGGCGGATATTTACAACACGATCACTCTGTAGCTGAGAATATTTGTAGTTAGTGAAAGAAAGGAAATCATAGTTCATTGCTCCACCAGCCTTTAACATAGAGTTCATCTTAGATACATATCCAGCAGGCATTTCTACCTGTTGAACTTGAAGCTCTACATTATCTACCGAACAAGTAGGAGCGAATGTTGTCGCTTCATCTACACCACAAGAATATACATAGAACCTATTAGTAGCACCACCAGTCTTAGAGTTGACCGTGGGAGTAATAGCATCTACCCAATCATTGTCAGTCGCAGCACAAGATAACTTAACAAGACCCGTATCAGTAGTTCCTCCACCAGCACTTGTATCATAATCTATAGCAGTAATTGTCACTTTAGCAACCGCTCCAGCACCAGCACCACTCGCAGATATCCGAGAATCCCCAGGATTATCTACATCAGTCGCCTTAGGATGGACGAAAGCAACTACATCACCCACACGGAAAGGACACGCTTCAACTGAAACCATACCATTCTGTCTTTCAAGATAGATTGCTGAGGCACTAGATCCACTAGTCCATTCTTGTCTGGAAGCATTTGAACCATTGATAGAATGGAAAACAGGATTGGATGTAATTCTCTTGTTCTTGAGAGATGTTTCTAGCTGACGGAAAACCTTATTACTGTCTTCCAAAATTATTTCAATACGGAGTCCCTGCGTCATAGCAAGAGGGAAAATTTTATCATTTTGGAAAATTCCTGTAGGGAGTTTAAGAAGACACTTTACAGTTCTAAATTGACTATTCGTCAAAGTTCCATCACTCTTATCTTCAAAGTAAGGATTAGTATCAAGATTATTCATATTCGTAGATGTTCCGTCATTGTTAGGACGAGAAACATTACTTGCGAGAATAGTTCCTTCAGTCAATGCTCTCTTCTTCTTTAGATTGTCATTTGTTTCGTAATCATACTTTAGTGCTGTAAGAATATTTACATTCTGAATCTCCTCCAAAATTTGATTTTGGGCTCCTCCCGAGCTGATCCTAATATCGCGTATTAATACATTGGCTCCGATGTCACCATCAAGAGTGAGTGGAACACTCTGAGTTCCCTGAATACGAACATCCATACGAAGGTAAGTTTCAGAAGGCATCATAAATCCAACAGTAGGAGGAATTACAAAGTTAATCTGTTGTCCGAGGTCATACGAGAGACCATTCTCTGCTTGAACAGAGACCTTCTTTTGGGAGATGGGTATTTTCTCTTCGGCAGTCCAGAATTGTGTTGTAGGCATTTGTTATACTTATATATATTATTTAAGACATAAAAAAAAATCTAAAAAGTTCCGCCTCCAGTAACTGAAGCTGTATGCTGAGCTATTGTTCCTACTAATCCACTACTCGCCATTGTGCTTATAGGAGCAGTCTGTGTTTTCATCTGAGGTAGAGCATCCAATTGTGCTTTTCTCTGTGATTCAATATTATCTACTTCATTATTAGCATCTGTCGTTGCTTGTTCGTCTTTATTATGAGTATCTATTGTAGATGCTACAGAACCTATACCCTGTGCGAGTGCTCCAAGTGCTTCAATACCTGCTCCCGCTCCAGGAATGATTGCCCCTAAAATATCTAAACCAGTTCCTACTGAACTTGCTATCTGTGAAACATCACCTGCTATATCGTATGAACCATCTTTATTTTTAGCAAGACCTCCTTTAAATAATTCATAAGTAGATACAAGACCTCCTACATCTCCCACAGCTCTCAATCCTGTTGATACCTTTGATATTGTTTGTTTTGCTTCTTCTCCTGTCTGTAATATCTTCTGACTTAATTCATTACTTGAACTTAATTTTTCATCTGTGACTTCAGGAACATTCTCATTCGCAGAAGCAGGTTCATTTGTTTTTGGTCTGTTATTTACTTGTGATGCTGGTAAATCAGGAGCCATTTGACTCTCTAAATGTGCGAGATGTTCGTCTAATGTCCTTCCACCTAAATCTAGTGGAGGTTCATCATCGCCTCTTAATGCTCTAAGTCTTGCTTCTATATCAGAAGTATCATCCTCAGGACGAGCATCCACACCACCAGCTCTCGCAGATTCATCTAAAAATGATGATTGTGCTTCTTCACTTAATCCACCAGCACGAGATGCTCCAGTTCCAGTCCCTGCTCCTAATGATACAGGCATAGAACTCTGTCTAACTCTAGCCACTTCATTTGTAGTTGCCTCTGCTACTTTATCTCCTGTAGTCGCCGCCGAACCGTATGCTTGTCCCACTTTATTTGCTGTATCTGATGCGACATCTTTAGCAGTCTTAAATGTTTGATAATATTTACTCAAAGAACTTGCTATCTGTCCTCCACTAATAGCATCGTGAAAATCATAAATAAGTTTATCTTGTAAATCCCTTCCCTCTTGGTCGCGTAAGTTTCCCTGAGCTTGAATCTTCTCTCTATCCATAGCATTATTAATATTATCTCTTGCGACCCTTACCTGTTCGTTGAATAAACTCACATCTTGTGTCTGTGCGTTACCCTGAGACCGTGCCTCATTTAAACCATACAAATCCATATTTATTTATCCTCAACATTTTCTTCTAAATTATCTTTTTTTAAATCTATATCAGGATTTACATCCACCATACCTTTCTCACCTTCAGCTATTAATCTATTAAAAGAAGCATACATCTTTGGAGGATTAGATTGTAAATCAAGATGAACGAAGTCATATCTATTTGGTGTAGCTGACTTGTATAGTGCTATGAATCTTTCTGCTCCTCCGAATAAATCTCCGTATTCTTCTGCGATCTTTAATAACTCTTTTCGGTTAGGAAAGGGTGACCCTATGATTACATTCGTAGCATTCTGTCGTATGATTGGTGATACAGACCTGAAATTTTGTGACGATATCACGAGTAACTTAATATTAAAATGTCTGAAGCGACTAGCGAGGTGATTAATTCTTCCTTCCCTTTTAATACTCCCAAGACAATCATCAATCACTACTGCTATCTCAGGCTGTTCTTCCTTAGGATATCCTTTCTGCTTTTCTACTAAACCATCTATGATACTATCATTGTATTGGTCGTAAGTGTCAAAGGCTTCTTTCAAGAATCTAGATGTAACATCATTCGCAATTGTATTTGAGATTATATGAGTAGAATCAAATCTCTCCTGAGCATCATAAAAGTCTGTATTTAGTAAGAGGTTTGAAATTATCGTGCTCTTCCCTGTCTTAACAGGCGATATCATGAGTAAACATGCTCCTCCACCATATCCTTCAATCTGAGGTAAGTGAGGATGAACTGGAGGTAATCCGCTTTTATTCAAGTAGTTATCTTCGGGATCTTTAACTGGGATAATCTTTGGTGCTTCCATTAT